GAAGAGCCTCCTGCAGAAGAACCTACAGAGGAGCCTGTAGAGGAGCCTGCAGAAGAACCTACAGAGGAGCCTGTAGAGGAGCCTGTTGAAGAACCTACAGGGGAGCCTGTAGAAGACCCTACAGAGGAGCCTGCAGAAGAACCTACAGAGGAGCCTGTTGAAGACCCTACAGGTGGTGAAGGTACTGGTGACGGTACTGGTGAAGGCACTACTGGAGAAGGGTCAGGAGAAGGAAGTGGTGACGGCACTGGAGAAGGCGATGGAGACGGTGACGGTAGCGGTGAATCTTCGCCAACAACAGGAGGTGGTGGTGCGGTTGGAGGTATGTTAACGCAGCCTACATTTAGCTATCCCCAAACTCCTTTTGTAGGAGTACCTTATACAGTAAAAGATTATGATGTCGAGCTTCTCAAGATGATGTCGAGACTAGGAACAGGAAAAGGTTTATTCTCATGACAAGCATTTTACCAACTATGCCAACAAGACTCCAGCTAGTCAACGCCGTGCTAAGAAGACTACGTGAACCTGAAGTAGATTCAGTTAACGAAAACTCTTACAGTAAACTTATAGGCGATATAGTTAACGATGCCAAAAAATTAGTAGAGGCAGCTTGGGATTGGTCTGCATTAAGAACAACCCTAACAATCACTACTTCAGAAGGTGTTTTTAGCTATATTCTTTCTGGTAGTCAGAACAACATTAAAGAACTTAACGTGATTAATGACACAAGTAACCATGTCATGACTTATCAAACTCAGAAATGGTTTGACGAAAAGTACTTAATTGACGATGTTGTGTCAGGATCGCCTCGTTACTTTACATATAACGGTATTCAAACAGGGACTGGAGATACTCGTATTGATGTATATCCAAAACCTGATGGAGTTTACACACTTAGGTTTAACTGCGTTTTACGTAACGACGATTTAGCCGCTGACTATTCTTATTTGTATATACCTGCTGATCCTGTGTTACACCTTGCTGTAGCTTTAGCTGCACGAGAGCGTGGAGAGACTGGAGGTACTTCTGCTTCTGAGTACTTCACTATAGCTAACCAGTATTTATCTGATGCTATTGCTATCGATGCCGCAAAACACCCAGAAGAAGTAATATTCTATACACCTTGAGGTACGTATGGCTCAACAACTAAAAAGCATAAATCTTGTAGCTCCGGGCTTTAAAGGAATCAACACAGAAGATTCTCCGCTGGCGCAAGATCCGTCGTTTGCTGAAATAGCTGACAATGCAGTTATTGACAAGCGTGGTCGAGTTGCAGCACGTAAAGGTTTATCTGTAACTACTACTAATAAGACAGTATTAGGAACAGCAAGCATACAAGCTATAAAAGAATTTAAAGATGATGCTGGTAACACGGTTATTTTTTCTGTCGGCAACAACAAAATTATAACTGGTACTACTACTCTCGTTGACGCTACGCCCGGAAGTTATACGATCACTGCTGACAACTGGAAGATAGTTAACTTCAATGACCATGTGTACTTTTTTCAACGTGGCTACGAGCCTTTAGTTTACGATAATACCTCTGGTGCAGTACAGGCTATGAGTAATCACACTCACGCTACTGGTGTGTCTAGTACTATGTATGGCAATGAGGTATTAGCAGCATATGGTCGTCTTTGGACTGCTGACTTTACTACAGACAAATCTACTATCTATTGGTCTGACACACTTATAGGACACGCATGGTCTGGAGGCTCATCAGGGTCTATTGATATTACTACTGTATGGCCTGATGGTCGTGATGAGATTGTAGCATTAGCGGCTCACAACGATGCTCTTATCATATTTGGTAAGCATAGTATTGTTGTGTACTCAGGCGCTACTGATCCCTCCTCTATGGCGTTAAAAGACACTGTGTCAGGCGTAGGATGTGTTGACAGAGACACTGTACAGTACACTGGTACAGACGTGTTGTTTTTGTCTTACACAGGATTGCGTAGTTTTGGCAGGACAATACAAGAAAAGTCTATGCCTTTAAGCAACCTATCGGCAACAATAACAAAAGACATAATATCTTTACTATCTTCTTCTAACGAAACTTTTACATCGGTGTACCACCCAGAAGAAAGCTTTTATTTATTAACGTTTAGAAGTCAAGATATCACACTGTGCTTTGATGTTAGAGGTACGGTAGAAAACGGAGCATACAGAGTAACTCGATGGCCCGGCACTGGTTTCACTGGTTACGAAAGAAAAGACGACGGTACTCTACTCATTGGTAGTAGTCATGGCATAGGCACTTACTCTGGTAATCAAGACAACGGCACTTCTTATCGCTTTAGATACTTTAGCCCAGAACTTACATTCGGTGATCCCGCCAAGCTTAAGTTCCTTAAAAAACTTAGACCTACTGTTATAGGTGGTAGTGGTGCTAGTCTTTTTATTAAGTGGGGCTATGACTTTAATACTGCATACAATAGTTCTTTTATCTCCTTAACAACTCAAGGCTTGGCTGAATATAACGTAGCAGAGTTTAATGTTGGTGAGTTCGCTGACGGAGAAAAAGTAGCAAGAGACTCTATCAATGCTAACGGCAGTGGTGGAACTTTGACGATTGGGCTTGAATCTGACATTGACGGGTTCAAATTATCTTTACAAGAAATAAATGTACTAGCACTAGTAGGTAAAACAATATGAGTAATTATACTAAGACTACTGACTTTGCTGCTAAAGATAGTCTACCTTCTGGTGACGCAGGCAAAGTTATTAAAGGAACAGAGTTTGAGACAGAGTTTGATGATATTGCTACGGCAATCGCAACAAAAGCTGATCTTGCTTCACCCACCTTTACAGGGACAGTAACAATTCCTGCATTGACCTTTAACGGAACTCTGTCAACAGGAACAATAGATGGAGGTACATACTAATGCCAGCTTGGTTAGATAAACTACTTGGGAGTGCAGCGGATAACGCAGGTGCCTTGACTTTAGGCGCTGCAGGCCTTGCTCTAGCTGAAAAAGGCTACAGCGATCTTGGTGACATAGGAGAAAGAGCGTTTACTGAGCTTTCTGGTCCCGGCGGACTAGCAGACAGACTATCAGGGATGATGGAGTTCCAGCCTTATACTGTTACTACTGCAACAGGTGGACAGTTTGGTATGACTCAAGACCCTGTTACTGGTCAAATGTCATATGGCATACAAATGTCTCCAGAAGAGCAAGCGTTTCAGCAACAGCTATTCCAGAACGCAGGTGATTTGTTTGGTCAAGCGGCTATGTCTCCAGAAGAAAGAGAGCAGCAAGTCTTTGACCGAATGATGACGGCTATGTCTCCTCAGCAGGAGCGAGAGCGTCTAGCGTTAGAGAACAGACTAGCGGCACAAGGTCGTTTGGGTGTACGTACAGATATGTTTGGTGGTACTCCTGAAGGATTGGCTCTAGCTAAAGCGCAAGAAGAAGCTCGTAATACTGCCATCTTGAACGCTATGAACTTTGCAGGACAAGAACGAATGCAAACTGCACAGTTAGGGCAGGGTATGTTGGCTGGTAGTTACCTACCTCAGGCTCAACTGTTGAATGCCCTACAGCCCGGTATGACAGCGGCAGAGCAACGTCGTCAAGCCATTGCACAACAAGCAGGAATGTACGGACAAACGTACGCTACAGGTCTTCAGGGTCTTCTGGCAGCGGCTACAGGACAGGCAAACATTGCTGGTGGTGTAGGCGGTAGTATGTTAAGTGGTGCTATGGGCGGTTTATTCCCTAAAAGTACTTAAGTGAGGAAAGAATAATGGTTAACTTTGCACAGAGTTTTTTAGCAAACTTAGCAAACCCTGCTATGTCTAAAAGTTTGTTTGAGGCAGGCACTGCTATAGGAAGCATACCCGGTCAGCTAAAGCAAAAACAATTAGAAGAGGATCGTAAAAAAGCGTTTGCTAGTGCTACTCCTCTTGAGCGTTACAACCTTGCAATAGCTCAAGCAGTTAAAGGTAATGATTTAGCAGCAGCGGCTAAACTGACAGCGGCTAGAGATAAGTATGCTTCTGAACAGCAAGTTCGGGGCGATACTTTGCTAACAGATATTGTTGCTGCTCAAATGTTAGCAGGAGGTTTATCTGAAGTTCCTACTGAAATTACTCACAAGAATGAAAAAGTAGAAGTACCTCCTAGGCTTTCTAAAGATGTTTTAGAAGAGCTGAATAAACTACAAACAGCAAAAGACGCACGAGAACTTGCTACTCAGTCTCAAGTATTGCACGAAAACTATGATACATATATTAAAAATAATCCTCAGTTGCTTGAGCAAAATCCAATGCTTGCTAAGACTTATGCCAAGATTATAGATCCTGACTCTAAAATGCTTAGAACTGAAAGAGCCAACGGCATTAAAGCTTTAATAGGTATGGTAGACGCTGATAGATCTAGTCGTAAAGAAGCTAAATTTGGTGATGCCGCTATAAAAGTTAGAGTGCAGCAATTAGTTGATCGCATAGAAGCGAGAGGCAGTAAGACATGGTTCTGGCAAGGAAACGACATGGCGGATGCTTTAGGTGACATGAGCGACTCCGAAAAAAATACTTTCTTAGATCAAGCTACCCTATATATC